GTTACACATTAGTACACGATCGCCGCATTCATCGAAAATGGAGAAAGTGAAAGTTCATGTCGACCTGGACCCCGAGGACCGGTATGTCGCAGAACTCCAACGTTGTTTCCCGAATTTCGAGATTGAGGCGAAGCAGACGTCACCGAACGATCATGCAAGAGCCAGAGCATTCTCCCACCTAGCATCCAAATTAATTGAGAGCGAGGTACCTAAGAGTGAGACCATTCTGGACATAGGCAGCGCGCCAGCGCGCCGTATGTATTCGGAGCACAAGTACCACTGCGTGTGCCCGATGATGTCAGCAGAGGATCCTGACCGTATCGCCAAGTACTCAAAAGTGCTGGTTGAGAAATCGGCAGAGATCTGCAACAAAGACTTGGCATCCAAAATAGAAGACCTACGAGCAGTGATGAGCGTCCCATCGAGCGAGACCGACAGCATATGCCTCCGTAACGATGCTACTTGCACGTTCAAGGGAAGCGTAGCAGTCTACCAGGATGTTTACGCAGTACATGCTGCCACGACCATATACAGAAATGCATGCAAGGGAGTCAGAACCATCTACTGGATAGGGTTCGACCCCGTGTGCTTTCATGGTAATAATTTGGCGGGCAGCTACCCTACGTATAACACCAACTGGGTGGATGAAAAGCTGATGAACAGCAAAAATCTCCCGATTGGAAACGCTAACGTCAGAGAGCGTAGCTACAGCGGATTATCAATCATGAGGAAGAAGTACCTAAAGCCCGGAAGAGAAGTAGTATTCTCAGTAGGCGCAACAGTCTACACCGAAAAGAGAGACTACCTACGTAGCTGGATCTTACCGGCAATTCTTCACCTGAAAGGCAAGAAATCGTACACATGTCGTTGCGACACCATCGTGTCGTGTGAGGGATATATCGTGAGGAAGATAACAGTGCATCCAGGGATCACAGGGCACGCTCCTGGATACTCAAGCACTTATCACTCCGAGGGATTTATCTCATCCAAAGTGACAGACATCGTGGACGGTGAGAGAGTATCATTCTCCGCATGTACTTATATCCCAACTACCATCTGCGACCAGATGACGGGCATAACATCCAGCCCGGTCACGGAAGAAGACGCGGCCAAACTACTAGTTGGTTTGAACCAGAGAATAGTAGTTAGCGGCCACACCCACCGGAACGTCAACACAATGAGAAACTACACAATAGCACTAGTAGCCAAAGGACTCAGTAAATGGTCACACGAAAACAAGGTGGATAACGAAAACGAAGGGCACTTGGGTGAACGTACTCGTTCACTCGCCTATTGCTGCCTATGGACAACGCGCAGAGAGAAAATCTCCGCAGTTTACCGCAGACCCGGTACACAAACCATAGTCAAAGTGCCGTCCGTCTTCGACGCCTACCCGTTCCCGGTTCTAGGTTCCGAAGGGCTTTCCATCGGAGTGAGAGAAGGAGTGAAACGCCTCCTAGATACTCGCGACAAGAAGCACTTCATCACACTGGACATCCTCAAAGAAGCCAAGGAAGCTGAGGAAGATTTCAGGAAGAAAGAAGAAGCCAATAAACTGAAATCAATTCTCCCACCACTGGAACCACTACCGGAAACGCAAACACCTGCATTCGACATCGAGCTCCTCGAACAACCAGGAGCAGGCTACATAGAGACGCCCCGCAACATGATCAAGGTCGTCCCCAGTCCTACAGACACCATGGTAGGGGAATACATGGTATTAGCACCCCACATAGTACTTAGCTGTGCTAAATTCGATTGCATCCACGAACTGGCTGAACAGGTGACTACTATCACTCACAAAGGGAGGATAGGAAGGTACGCTGTTGAACCGTTCGACGCAAGGGTACTAGTACCTAGCGGGCACGCGATCCCAATTCCGGAATTCCAAGCTATGAGTGAAAGTGCCACATTCACATGGAACGAAAGGACGATGATCAACAGAAGACTACACCATATCGCGGTCAAGGGAGCCGCCATCAACACGGACGAGGAACAGTATAAAGTAATGAAGGCCAAGGACTGCAAGCAGGAATACATGTACGATGTGGATACTCGAGCATGTATCCCTACTTCTGCAGTAACCGGATTCGGTCTCGTTGGTGATCTGGTTAATCCACCTTACCACGAGTTCGCATTCGAAGGATTGAAAAGCCGGCCTGCGGCACCCTATAAAATCTGTACCATCGGAATTTATGGAGTGCCGGGATCAGGCAAGTCTGGTATAATCAAGTCGTTGGTTTCATCCAAAGACCTGGTTACCAGCGGTAAGAAAGGAAATTGCGATGAAGTAGAGCAAGATGTATTGAAGCAGCGGAAACTGAAGATTACCGCAAGAACCGTCGATGCTGTATTGCTCAACGGGGTGAAACACCGCCCTGAAGTCTTATACGTCGACGAGGCATTTGCATGCCACGCCGGCACCTTGCTCTCTCTCATCGCTACAGTAAGGCCGAAACAAAAAGTCGTACTTTGCGGGGACCCGAAACAGTGCGGGTTCTTCAACGTGCTGATGCTTAAAGTCAATTACAATCACGAGATTTCCACGCCTGGTATGGTATATCATAAGAGCATTTCGAGACGTTGTATACTACCAGTAACAGCTATCGTATCAACTAAGTTCTATGAAAAGCGAATGAAAACGACCAACCCATCCACCAGCAAGATAGTGATCGACACAACCAACAGCACACACCCCGCGAAATGTGACCTCATATTAACAGCCTTCAGAGGCTGGGTCAACACAATCAAGACAACTTATAAGGATAATGAAGTAATGACAGCCGCCGCGTCACAAGGACTTACACGCCACAGCGTATACGCAATTCGTTACAAAGTGAATAACAACCCACTCTACGCGCAAAATTCAGAGCATATCAATGTCCTGCTCACCCGCACGGACGATAAACTAACCTGGAATACACTGGCAGACGATCCCTGGATCAAAACACTGACAGATATTCCGGAAGGAGACTTTACGGCGACACTAGAAGAATGGCAGGAAGAACATGACGCCATAGTAGCAAAAGTAAAGGAACCTGTACAGGACGTTGATTGCTTCCAGAATAAGGCCAACGTGTGCTGGGCCAAAAGCCTAGTGCCCATCCTTGCCACGGCCGGCATTGTACTCTCAGCTGAGGATTGGAAATCACTCATAGTGGCGTTTGAAAAAGACACTGCGTACTCCCCGATAGTAGCACTTAACCAGATCTGCTCACGATTTTTCGGGCACGACATAGACTCAGGCCTTTTTAGCTATCCCCAGATCCCACTAACACTGAAAGATCAACATTGGGATAACTCGGCCGGAGGCACGAAATACGGATTTGATCGAGAAGTACTGTCATCCTTAGCCAGAGAGTACCCAATTATTAAAAATGCACGCACAGGAAAAGCTGCCGAACTGAGCACAGGCAGACTGGTCACGGCTTCAGCCAAGGTGAATCCCGTGCCGGCTAATCGAGTGCTTCCCCACAGCCTGGTTAACAGATACACCCAGAAAGCCGCCACGGAAATAGCGACCTGGCTAAAGATATTCCCGGGAGAATCTTTGCTGGTAATCGGTCACCCGTGCACTGTGCCCGGCAAAAGGAACGCCTGGCTAGGAGAACTAGGGAGCGGTGCCCAATATACGGGCAAACTGGCTCTTGGTATCCCCAGCAACGTGCCAAAGTACAACCTAGTGTTCCTGAACATCAGCACCGAGTTCCGAGGACATCATTACACCCAGTGCGAAGATCACGCCATGTCATTACACGTACTAGCCGGAGGCGCCCTGAACCATCTACACACCGGTGGGACATTGATAGCAAGGGCCTACGGCTACGCGGATCGAACAACCCACGCACTGGTGAACTTCCTCGCCAGCAAGTTCGCATATTTCCGCACCTGCCAGCCGACTTGCACTTCAAGCAACACCGAATGCTTTTTCGTTTTTCACGGACTTGACGGCAGAAAGAAAACAGGAGACACAGCAGCAGCTGCCGCCTCGCTTAACGGGATCTTTACAGGATCACGACTAGAATTCGCCGGAGCTGCCCCTTCCTACGACACTGTCAGAGAAAACATAGTCCGCAGCAAGGCTGAGTGTATCGTGGCCCCAGTCACCCCGGATGGCCCCATAGGAGCCGGAAAGGCGCTGGCAGACAAGTATCCGCAGCTAAGAAAGACCAAGCTGCCGCCAGGAACAGCCCTCGCAGTAGAAGGAACACCCATCATCGCCGTCGCCGTGCCTGACTACCGTGCACTGCCGAAGGACGCAGCCGACAACTTGCTCCGGGCCTCATATGCGAAAGTGGCTGAGATCGTGAGCGAAAAGAACATTAAGTCGGTGTCAACCTCCGTGCTTTCTGCGGGACTGTGCAAGCAAGGCATGAGCACGAAAGTCATGGAAAAATCCCTAGAACTGCTCTTCGCGGCCATGGACAAGACGGAAGCCAGATTATCAATACACTGCCTGGACAAACAATGGGAGCAGAAGATAAAAACACGGATTGCCGCAAAGGAAGCATACGAACCTATCCCCGAAGAACCAATGAGCCAGGAACAGACAGTAAGAGTACATCCCCTCAGCTCGCTGAGATACAGGCAAGGATATAGCACCTCTTCAGGAAGCCTGCGATCCTTTTTACCTGAAACCCTGTTCCACAGCACAGCGAAGGATGTCGCGGAAATTCGGGCCATGTGGAATGACGAAGAAGCCAATGAGCAAATTTGTGACTACATAAAAGGAACTCCAATGGCCACAATAAAAGCTAGATGCCCAGTTTTAATCTCGCCAACAGCTGAAGCTCCGTTAACCATCCCATGCTTATGCGAATACGCCATGAGCCCGGAGCGCATCCACAGGCTGAGAGCCGGAGGAGGCGCCTTTACCGTCTGCTCGAGCTTCTGCCTGCCTAAACATAACATCCCCGAGGTTACGAAAGTAGTGTGCATGAGTCCGGTCACTATAAAAGAGATAGAAACCGAGAAACTAACACCCGCACCCACTTCCTTCGAACCAGTTAAAGAAGCACTCAAGCAAGCACGCAAGACGAAGGCCCCGAAACCGCCTCAGAAACCACAACCAGAAACAGAAACAGACAGTTCCTCAGCGTCCACTGCTTCGGAAGAGTCCGATATTTCTTCGATACCTCTAGAAGAAGAAGAAACGGAAACAATCCCGCTGGCGCAACTACAGGCAGAACTGGACTATCTGAAGGACCACCTTGATACCCTGCCCAACTGGAGAAAATTCACCAAGGCTATATTCCCGAACAAGAAAGGTGCAGCCATGAAGCTAAAGGCCATGATACCAATCCCCAGCGGAAAGCGCATCCTGGAAATAGGAAGCGCCCCTGGCACGTGGACAGCTGAACTGCAGGGAAACGAAGTCCACACGGTCTCCGTGGGCAAGCAAGAAGCCGGCTCCGAAAGACACTTTAACGGAAAATTTCAGGACTTCCGTACGAAGGAAACGTTCGACTACATATTAAGCGACGCGGCATTCAGCCCCGTGAACGAAACCCGGCAGGCAGAAGAACATTACATGCTACACTCCGAAATAATAGGCCGAATGCCATCAATGCTTAGAAAAGGGGGAACTTTTATTATCAAAATGTATCTGACTAGTTTCATACCCACCATGTCGTTGATGGACCATGTGGGAAGAATGTTTAAGAGCGCAATCTTTTGCAAACCTCCCGCTTCACCGACCACCAACTCTGAAATATACCTGATGTGCCACGGATTCATGCTAGGCTCCACAGAACTTAACACCACCACAGCAATGGCGTGCTTCATGAAAGGGCAGTCGATGTACCTGAAGCAGTTGATCCAAGCACACAAGGCAATACCCAACATGAGGTGCCAAATTAGAACGTCGCTCTTGAGCCCGAAGTACGAATACACTGAAAACAAAGACATAGTGTTCGACGAAATCACACAAGTGCCTGCCGCCTTGAAGAAGCTAGATATTCACCTGCTCCTTTCAGCCCTGGCAAGGGTGAATTTCAATACGGACCAATATTTGGCATGGAAGGAAGTGCAGCCAAAACCCAATAACAACAACAACAACAACAAACGGCGCAAGAGGCGGGCCCCCAGCCCTCCGAAAGCCTGACTTGAGCGACCAGGCGGATACATCTTCTCCTCAGACACAGGGCCAGGGCACCTTCAGCAGCAGTCAGTGAGACAACATGACTTACCGCTACCAACCTGGGAACGTAAATTGCCAGAGATTTTTCACCCACCAAGATTTAATGCAGCTAAAGAGGAACTATTACGCCACAGGATGCAAATGGCGCCTACGCAAGCAAACAAAAGCCGCTATCAATCTAGAAAGGTGGAAAACATGAAGGCAACTATTATTGAGAGATTACTGGCGGGATTGAATAAATACAAAAGCAAGACTAACACCGTAGAATGCTATCAAACCAAATTCCCGCGCGTCATCTACTCGACAAGCGTAGACCGCTGCTACCAGGAGCCCTATACTGCTATCGCCGCGTGTAACCTTTTTCTGAAGGAGAACTACCCGACCGTTACGTCATACAACATCGTAGACGAATTCGATTCATACTTAGATATGGTCGACGGTTCAGTATCCAGCCTGGACACGGCAAATTTCTGCCCAGCCAAGTTGCATAGCTATCCGAAAGCACACCATTATAAGCAGCCCACTATCAGCTCAGCAGTGCCTTCCCCCATACTCAACACCCTACAAAACGTACTGGCCGCCGCCACGAAACGCAATTGCAATGTTACGCAAATGAGGGACTTACCAACATACGACTCTGCAGCTTTCAACGTGGAATGCTTTAAAAAATACGCCTGCAATCAATCGGGTTACTGGGAAGACTATAAGAAGAACCCCATACGAATAACCACAGAAAACGTCACCGACTACATCACCACATTGAAAGGACCGAAGGCGGCTGCACTGTTCGCAAGAACACATAACCTGATTCCACTGCAAGAAGTACCCATGGACCGTTTCACGATGGATCTAAAGAGAGACGTCAAAGTCACTCCGGGCACCAAACATACGGAAGAGCGACCCAAAGTACAGGTAATCCAGGCGGCGGAGCCACTGGCAACTGCGTACTTGTGTGGGATCCATCGAGAACTCGTCAGAAGGCTAAACGCCGTGCTACTTCCAAACGTCCACACCTTATTCGACATGTCAGCCGAGGACTTCGATGCCATCATCGCCGACGCCTTTCAAAACGGTGACTGGGTTCTGGAGACAGACATAGCCTCGTTTGATAAGAGCGAAGACGAAGCGATCGCACTAACCGCACTGATGATTCTCGAGGACCTGGGGGTTGATGAAAAGCTTTTGGAACTAATAGAAGCGTCATTCGGCAACATCCATTCCACCCATTTGCCAACGGGGACAAAGTTCCGCTTCGGAGCCATGATGAAATCCGGAATGTTCCTAACTCTCTTCATCAACACTGTCATCAACATAATGATTGCATCCAGGGTGCTAAGGGAGAAGCTCACGAACAGCAAGTGCGCCGCATTCATCGGTGATGACAACATAATACATGGAGTTCAATCGGACAAGCTGATGGCGGATAGGTGTGCCAGTTGGTTGAATATGGAGGTTAAAATCATCGACGCGCAAATGGGAGAAAAAGATCCCTACTTCTGCGGAGGATTCATCATCAACGACTCCGTCACACATACCGCCTGCAGAGTGGCTGACCCCTTGAAGCGTCTTTTTAAGCTTGGCAAGCCGCTGCCAAGCGACGACGACCATGATGAAGACAGACGAAGGGCCCTATCCGCCGAGTGCGTTACGTGGAACAGAGTCGGAATAAGAGAGCAGCTTAAGAAGTCCCTCTTTTCCAGGTACGGTGTGCAATTTACCGACCTGGTGCTGGATGGACTTTCGTGCCTGTCGAAAAGCATCAAGAACTTCAACCACCTCAGGGGAACTCTTAGGCACCTCTACGTCTAACCTAAATAGTAATACCGTCACCATGGCATATTACCAACCATACCCGATGCCTATGCAACCAACCATCCCGTATCCGATTCAGCAGCAGGTGGTTCCACCGCAAGATGGAACCATCAGTCAGCTGATCGGTGCTTTGACCAAACTAACCATGAGAAGACCACCACAACCTAGGCCAAGGCCGGTGTTTCAACGGCAGCCATTTAGGCCTCGGCGCCAAAGGCCACCGCCCAAGAAACAGCCGCAGCCCAAGAAGCCACCCCAAAAGCAGACAGCTCCGAAGAAGACTGCGCCGCCCAAGAACCCGAAGAAGAAGCAGACGAAAAGACCCGGGAAAGCGCAGCGGAACACCATCAAATTCGAAGCCGATACCGTGCTGTCGGTTCTTAATGATGGGAAAGTAGTCGGCTATGCTACCATGGTCGGCGACAAACTCATCAAGCCGCTGCACGTGAAAGGAGAAGTAGACCACCCGGAACTAAAGAACCTCAGCTTCAAGAAGTCAACCAAACTGGACCTGGAATGCGCCGACCTCCCCCGCCAATTCATCCACCAATCGTTGCGCCACACTGTGAAACGACCATCCAATGGGATGGGAGTCTACCAGTGGCACCACGGCCCCGTGCAACTAGCCGATGGCAGGTTCACTGTCCCAACGTCGGATAAAGGAGGCAAAGGTGACAGCGGAAGGCCCATCCTAGACAACGAAGGAAAAGTGATAGCCATCGTGCTCGGAGGAGCCGAGGAAGGCACGCGTAGATCTCTATCAGTGCTCACTTGGAACCCGAAGAATGCGTTCGTGAAGGACACACCCGAAGGCACTGTGGAATGGTCAGCCATCACAGTTCTGTGCGTACTAGCTAACACCACTTTCCCTTGCTCCCAACCAGCATGTTATCCGTGCTGCTACGAAAAGGATGCGCCCGGAACGCTGAACCTGCTTAGCGCGAATCTAAACAGCACGGGATATTACGACCTCATGAACGCTGTGACCACATGCAACGAAACCACCACTAGGCGCAGAAGAAGCGTGCACGTCAACGCCTATAAATTGACGACACCATACGAGGCGTATTGCGCGGACTGCGGCGGAAAATCATGCTACAGCCCTGTGGCCATAGAATCGGTGGTCGACCAAGCGCATCAAGGCCAGGTCAGAATCCAATTGTCAGCGCAATTCGGGTTACTGGCCAACGACGTAGAAAACTCTGACTTCGTGCGCTACCACCAGAAGACCACAAGAGCATCTGCTGAAATGTCAAAATTCTCCCTCAAGACTACAGGCAAGTGCACAATCATCAGTGCGCTCGGCTATTTCGTTGTGGCGAGATGCCCGCCCGGCAAATCGCTCACAGCGTCGTTAGCCGTAGCAGGAGTCAAACCATGCACAGTGCCATTTGCCCACTCGCATATGGCGCTAGGGCGTGAGCTCAGCCAGTCACTACCTCACCAAAGTCGGACCATCAAGTGCCTAAGTTATCACCCTGACGTAGAAGATAGAAATCCAGAGATCCCAATGCACAATCCGCCGATGATCCCGAACGGCGAACTTATAGAAGAAACGGGAGGCAAAGTTACCATCAAAGTGCCTTCACTCTATAACGTGTACTATGAATGCCGCGCTGGCAACAGTGCCGAAGCAGCATTCATCGCACAACAAAAAGAGGTCAACTTAACGGGGGCGACAAAGGAACATTGCCGCGCTTTCCAAGTGGATATACGCAAATGGCAGTTCGCCTCTTCACAGCTCCCCAGAACAGAAACGGGCCCTGTCGGCAAAGTGAAAGTACCATTCGAGCTTATCGAAGCTGACTGCCAAGTTTCACTCGCTCCCATGCCGAGAGTCAAACCCGGGCTGAGGAAAGTCACCCTGGAATTTCACCCCCAATACCCTACGCTACTAACGACCAGGAACCTTGGAGACCGCAACACAACGCACGAATGGATCAACGACACCTGCTCAAGAGAGTTTACAGTTCCGGAATCCGGATTCGAATACAAGTGGGGAAACAACGACCCAGAACGACTGTGGGCCCTACCGGCCGCCGAGGGTGACCCACACGGCAGCTTAGCGGAAGTAGTGGTATACTACTACAACCGCCACCCTTGGACCACCGTAGCCACCGCCGCAGTTGTCGGGCTGGCCGCAGCGGTTAGTGCGTTTCTAACTTGTTGTGCCTGCCGAAAAATTAGGCGCGACTGCACGAATCCGTACCGCTTGGCCCCCCAAGCCGCCGTCCCAACTTTAATGGCGGTGCTGTGCTGCATACGAGGCTCCAGAGCCGAGACCGTTACAGACTCCCTCAAGTACCTCTGGACGAACAACAACGAGATGTTCTGGGCCCAGCTGCTTGTACCCATGGCAGCCCTCGTGATGCTCATCAATGCATGCCGGTGCCTGTCACCGTTGTGTTTTTTCGCCCTGCTCGGCATCGGGAACGTCGCTGTCGATGCCTACGAGCACACAGTGGCGATCCCGAATGCGCTGAGGTCACCGTATAAAAGCCTTGTCACTAGAAAAGGGTATGCACCACTCCTGCTTAGCATAGAAGTGGTGAACACCAACATAATACCCACTCTAGAGCAGGCATACACCACATGCGCCTATAAGACAGTTGTGCTCCCGCCCGAGGTCAAGTGCTGCGGAACCCTGGAATGCCGGCAAAAAGATAAACCGGATTACCAATGCCGCACCTTTACAGGGGTATACCCGTTTATGTGGGGTGGTGCCATGTGCTTCTGCGACACCGAGAACACGCAGGTGAGCGAAGCCTATGTCACTGAATCGGAAGCCTGCAGGCTAGATTCCGCCACCGCCTATAAAACGCACACGGCAGCAGCCAGCGCACAGGTCCGCATAACCCTAGGCAACATCACTGGCACCATCAATGTAAGGGTCAACGGAGCCTCCCCGGGACGCCTTGGCGACCTGAAGGCCGTGTTCGGACCACTTAGCGAATCTTGGACCCCATTTAACGAAAAAATTGTCGTTTACGACGGGAAGGTGTATAACTATGACTTCCCTGAATTTGGGGATCCGAGACCAGGCGTGCTCGGAGACCTGCAGATCAGCGGTTCAACCGTTGTGGCAGGAACGGGGCTCACCTTGGATCGACCGAACGCAGGTGCTGTACACTCCCCTTACACGCAACGACCATCAGGCTTTACTATGTGGAGAAGAAGTATTGGCCCGTCACTCAATGACACAGCCCCGTTCGGCTGCGTAATCAACACCTCCCCAGTTAGGGCCACAGACTGCGCACTGGGAGTGATACCCGCTTCCTTAGACATCCCCGACGCAGCGTTCCAGCGAATAATCGACGCACCGACCGTAACGCTGAAGTCATGCACTGTCTCCGTATGCACACACTCCGTCGACTTCGGCGGAGCGGCCACTTTCGAGTACACTTCCAGCGCCCAAGGAACCTGCCCCATTGCAAGCCTGTCAAACGTGGCCACCGTGAAAGAAAACGACGTTGCCCTGGCTAGTTCAGGCAGTGCGTCATTCCGGTTTTCAACAGCCATGGTGCAGCCTAATTTCCGCATCTCGGTGTGCTCTGCCACCGTCACTTGCGAGGCCAAATGCTCACCGCCGTCTGACAAGCTCGTATCAAAACCAGTGCAATACCATGCGGGCGAACAAGCGGGAGTAACCAGCGGGCTACTATCGATGGCGCAGATAGCGGGTGGCAGTACTGTTACCATTGTGTTAATCGCAGTCGTAGCACTGGCCATCGTCATCTGCGTCACCAATAACAAATATTACCGATAAGACACATGCCGGCACAGCCGCGCCCCACCAGGCATAGCCATTGACACCGTATAGCGCTCGGTAAGCGCCATTAGTCAAACCGGGTTAACGAGACACTCCGAAAGGGTATGTGACCGCGCCCGTGAAAGTTAGCGAGACACTCCGAAAGGGCATGTGACCGCGCTTTCCTTTTATATATATCCAATTTATACATAATCAATATTTTCCAAATAACTGAGTGTTGTTAAAGCTGTATACACACACCCGCAAGGGTTCTTGGCAGTATCCAAGACAGCGTCAACTGAGCGTGCTAAAGCTGTATGCACGCGTCCGCAAGGAACCCCGGCAGACTCCGGGACAGCAAATTTTTCTTTTATTTTATTTTAATTTTAAATTTGGC